GGGTCGGCGGCATAGCAGAAACGAGCGGAGTCCCGATAGGGACAGAGCGAGTCGCGTCTTCGGCGGCGAGACTCCTAAGGAAGCGATTGCCTTTCGTCACGGCTATGAACAAGACACGGCTGACACGGCTGCGCATTTGAAATGCACGGGCAAGTTGCCGTCGTCTTTGTGGCGAAAAAGGGCAATCAGGCTGGGTGGCACTGATGGGCAAAATGATTGTGATCGGGTCGCTAAAATCGAAAATGCTGAGTAGTCGGCGTAGATGGCAACGCCGGACAACAACAAATGAGGGAACGATTCGCATAAGGATGTGTACTGATAGATTAAAATGAAACGAAATTGGTATTGTTGGTGCGATGAAGCGGGGGATTTGAGTGATTCAAATCCTCCGTTTTTTTTGTTTCGATAAAGTGTAACTAAGCTCTTAAAGTGTAACCGTACGCGTATTTGATCTAAGTGAAACAAAATAAAGGGAATGACTACAAGATTAAGGCTAAAAATGCTGCGTTTTGAGTGTAACTCTGTGTAACTTTTGGGCTCTCGCGTGCGCGCGCGCGCGAAGCGTGTGCGGTAAATTAATCTCTTGCGCGGATTTTGGGTGTGCCATTAGTATGGCCGCCGAATGCCAGACACTCACGAATGCCAAGATGAAAAATGTTTTGAATGTTTGAAGCGCGAACGTGACGCGCTGAAAGATGCTGAGCGTCGGCGCATCGAAAACAATCGAGAGTTTTTGACACGGTTGTTGGGTGTTGTTTTTGCTTATGTCGGCGTGAGTCGCAAAGCGAAAGACGTTGTTGAATTTTTGAAAAGCTAACAGGGAACATCGCACAAACGTGCATCGCCCGCTTGATGGATTGGCCACGCAAACACTTGCGCTCGCCAACGTCGGCGGGCTTTTTCTATTTATGGCTTCCTCACTTACTACCAGTCAATTACAAATCATTTGCCCGATGCTGCCGTTGCATCGTGCTGAGTCGCTTGTAGAAGCGCTGAATCCTGCCGCCGAACGTTTCAAGATAAACCAGTCTGATGATCGCTATGCCGCGTGGCTGGCGCAATGCGCGCACGAATCGCAAGCGTTCACGCGTGTGCGTGAGAATTTGTATTACACGACGGTTGCGCGTGTGCGCGAAGTTTTTGCGCGTGCGAGCACTTATAGCTCAACGTTCATCAAGGGTTATTTGCGCAATCCTGAAGCGTTTGCCAATTGGATTTATGCGGGGAAGTTGGGCAACGGGTCGGAAAAGAGCGGCGATGGCTGGAATTATCGTGGGGGCGGCATCATCGGCCTGACGGGGCGCGATAACTATCGCGATATGAGCAAGGCCATTGGCTTTGATTTGCTGCAATTTCCTGAGCTCATCGAGCGCGATGATGTGAGCGCGTTGGCGGCTGCGCAATTTTGGCATTCGCGCGGCTGTAATGAATTGGTGGACAAGTTTGAAGGCGATGCCGAAACAAGGGCTTTGCGCTTGAAAATCAACGGCGGCTACAACGGGTTGGCCAACGTGATGGATTATGCGCGGTTAGCGGATCGCGCGTTTGGGTTGAATTAGTTGGGGGTGAATTATGCAAAACGATGACAATTCATTTTTGGATTCATTGCCGGGCATTGCGCCGTGGTTGCGCAAGGTTGTGCTGGCGAAATACGTGCGCTTGGGGCTCGTCTTTGTGGCCGGTTTGATGATGCAAAAAGGGTGGATCGTCAACGCCGATGAATGGGTTGCGCTGAATGCTGAGACTATCACGTCAGCGGCTGCGGTGTTGATTGCTGCGGTGTGGTCGGCTTTTGATGCGCTGCGACGTAAGCAAGAGGCGGTGATCGCTACGCAGCATCCAAGCTTGATTCACGTTGGCGCAAAGACGCGTGAAGCAAATTGGATTGATGTGCAAGACGCGTTGAAAGAGCAACGGTTGGCCAAGCGTCGCAACTATCCGCCGGGTGGTGGTGCGTCGGGTGGCAAGTGGGCGATGGTTGTGGTGTTGATGTTTGCCATGCTGTCGCAAACTGCTTGCGGCTTTTGGTTTGGCACGTCGGCAACTGACAAGTTTGCGCAAGCCAACAAAGAGGTCAGCGCGGGCGTGCTCGAAGGCCTCAAGCTGATTCGTGATTTGCAAAAGCTTGGCATTGTCTCGAACGAAAAGGCTGTGCCTGCGGCGTTGGCGTTTGGGCGTGCGATGAATGTGCATCGTATTTTTCTTAATGAGTTGGTGCCGTATTTGCAGGTTGGTTCAGACGGCAAAGAGCGTTTGGTGTTGCCTGCCGATAGCATCGAAAAGCTCAAAGCCTTGTTGAATAGTTCTATCGCGGCTACGTCAAATCTCGTCAATGATCCGGCTATTCTCAACTTGGATTCAGCGACACGCGCGCAAATCGTGGCGATGATCTTGGGCTTCCAACCGGCGTTGATAGCGCTGGTGCCACTCTTAGCCAAGCTGCCAAAAGGCAAAGCCTCTGCGCCTTCTATTCGTGATTCAATTCCGATGGTTTCAATTAGTGCTGACTTGTCAGCGCGCATTGCGGGTTCGTGTCGCTCGGCGTTGTTGGCCTTTGGTGAATGTGACACGTTGACTGCTCAAATTCAGGGGGTGAAGTAATGAATCCTGTTTTATTGGCAAAGCTTGCGCAATTGGTGCTGCTCGGTGGCGAAGCCTTTACGCGTTGGCTGGCTCAGCACGCGGCGAACGAAGGCAAGGATCATGGTGAACTGCTGCGTGGTGCTTTGGGCGATTACGCCGAAGGCGACAAGGTTATGCTTGAAATTATGGCACAAGCCGGGGCCGTCAATTTGGCTGATGGTCGCACGGTGAACGCGGCGTTGAATGAAATGCGTCCGTTGCTGGCAGAGTTGTTACAAGAAACTGCGTCCGACTCCTAAAACAATGGGCGCGGGGCGGCATCTGGTTTTTTCTTATCTTTACAGGTGTCGCCAATCACAATTTATCGGCTCCCGAAAGGTTGCAGCCAATGTGTTGATGCACAGTCGAAGTGTGTCGCGCATTGGCTTTTTCAGTTTATGGCTAGGCAACGAAAAAAATTCACGGTGCAAATACTTGGTGCTGAAACGCCGATGCAAATTTCATCAACGCGATGGAATGAGTTTGTCGAGCAAGGTTTGTTGGTGCCTGTAAAGCCTGACTCCTGTTGTGGGCGTCCAGCGGATGGCGTCTTTGCGTGGTTGCACGAAGGCGAGTTGTTTTTGTCAAAGTTTATTCAGCCTGAAGGCATTGGCGGGCCGGTGCCTTCATCGTGGCGTCTGGCAGAGCGCCAGATTCCCTTTGATATGAAACGCGGTTGGTGGTCAACGCGTGAAGAGCGGCAACGCTGGATTCAGCTTGAATATGATCCGCGCAAAGGCACGCCGATTTGTCGTGTGATGGCGTTGCGCGATTTGCCCAATATCCCGTTTTTGGATTTGTCTCATCAGGTCGTTTTGGATGCCGTCTGAAAAACCAAGCAAGTCGAAAAAAAAGCCTGCCGCAAAAGCGCGGGCAACGAAAGCGCCCGCAAAAAAGGCGGCTGCTGGCAAAGTTAAGCCAGTGGCTTCGGTTGTCAAACAACCTGCGCCCAAGCGCAAGCGCAAGCGTAAGGCGACGGAACAGCAACTAAAAATTGCTGAAGAGTATTTGAAAACCGGCAATGCTCGTCTTGCGGCGGAGAATGCCGGGGTTGAAGGATCCGCCAATAAGCAAAAGGTGGCCGGGCATCGCGCGATTAACAATCCTGCGGTGCAAGCCTACATTCGCTCTCGAATGATCGGCATTGCCGCCTCTACGGATGAAGTGCTTGCGCTGCTTGGTGACCATCTGACTTCAAACATTGGGTTGTTTGCAAAGTACTTCAAAGATGATGGTGATTTTGATTTAGAGCAAGCTTATGAAGACGGCAAATCCCATTTAATTCGAAGCGTAAAGCGCACGCCGGTTTTTGGCCTCGAAGGTGAAAAGGGATGGCGGGTCGAATTGCAGGTTTACGATGCGCAAGCGGCTGCTGGGAAGCTGATTGGCGTTCTTGGGCTCAAGCAACAGCCGGGCGAAAACGAGCGTGATAAAGAGCGCAAGCAAAAGGTTGTCAACGATCAAGTGCGTCAGTTGCTGGCAGAAGGTTTCAACCGTAAGCAAATTGAAGATGTCTTCACTCGTGTTGATCCTGAAATGCTGCATTTTCTCACGCCTGAAATGTTTGAATATCAAAATTAGTGCTGACAATCGGAGAGGCAACGGTTCGTGCGGCGTGGGCGTGGCATCAGCCAGATGCGTCGCATTTAACAGACCTGGGTGATGCGCTTGTAGAGGCGTTAGAGACTGCGCGTGATTCGCGCTTGTCGATTGCTGAAGAGCAAGAAAAGCTGCGCGCGCAACCGTTGCGCGACGGCACAGAGATTGAGCGCAACGCGCGCGACTATCTGATTGATTTAGTTGCGTGGCAGTTAAATCGTGCGGCGGATATTGCAGAGGATCGGCTACGCCATTTTGAAACGCTGCGCACGACTGATGCCATTAAGCGCGAACTGTCGCGTTGTGCTGATGGCGTAGCGGGCACGATACATTGGTTTAAGTACTACGCGTGGGGTTTTGATCCGCGCTCGGATGCGCCGTTGCAAGTGCAACCGTTTGCTCTTTTCCCATTTCAGGAACGTTACATCAAGTGGATTGAGCGTTTGACGTTTGATCTGCGCGCGGCGGGCTTGCTTGAAAAAATGCGCGATGCTGGCGCGACCGTCGCCTTTATCAATTGGACGGTAAAGCAATGGCGGTTTCGGGGCGGGTTCTCGGCCATGCTCACGTCAGCCACTGAAGATTTGATTGATTCGAAAAGTGATCCCGATACGCTTTTCGAAAAAGCGCGTTTTCAAATCCGTTTGATGCCGACTTGGATGCTGCCGAATGGGTTCGATCTTGATAAGGGTCTGACCTATATGAATATCCCGAATCCGGCGAACGGTTCGGTGATAACCGGCGCAGCGCCAACCAAGCGTGTAGGCCGTCAGCGTCGGCGCACGGTGGTGTTGATGGATGAATTTGCATCGTGGCCGCACGGTGGTTATCCGCAATACACAGCACTCTCGCAAACGTGTAAGAGCCTGTTTGCGGTGGCCACGCCTGAAGGCCGTCACAATATGTATGCGCAATGGCGGCATACGGCTGGGGCGAACGTATTCACGGTTGATTGGCAAGAGCATCCGTATAAGGACAAGCGCTGGTTTGATTCCCTGCCCTATGGTTATTGCGGCGCGCCGATGTCGCCTGAGCAAGTTGCCCAAGAAATTGAGCGCAACTATGACGCCTCGCAACCGGGCAAAGTGTTCAAGCAATGGCGCGAAGAGTATTGCTTGGTGCGCTGGTCAGATGTGGTGCGGTTTTATGAGAAGTACAAGCTAGGCCGGTTCTTTCGCAATGCCGATGGCTCTTATCAAATCCCGCCTGATTGGCGATGGGCGCGCACACACGATTATGGCCAAACTGACGCGCATCCGTGGATCGTGACTTACGCTGCGCAACCGCGCGCCAATTATCCGTTGTCGGATACGCTCTTTGTTTTTGCGAGCATACGCATTGATCCAACCGGCGCATCGGTCTCGCAAGCGCAAGAGCAAATTGTGAAAACGGAAAGAGCGCTGGGCCTGCGCGATGTGCATGGGCGAATGATTCGCAAACCAACGCTTAGTTTGAACTCGCACGAAGCGGATGATGTGCGCCAAACGTTTGCCAAAGAGTTTGGTGAAACGTGGGCTCCGTGGAAAACCGATTACAACATAGGTATTCCGCAATTGCAGCAATGGCTGGAGCTCATTGAAACGCAAAAAGAGAATCCGTTTTACTCTGAATTGCGTGGCCGCGCGCGCATCGTTTTTGTTGCTCCAGACGATGAATACCAGTTTGTTTATGACGATCGGAACTCGCGTTATTTCATAACTCCGTCAAAGACTGCGGCGGGATTCAAGCTTTTGCGGCAAGAAATGCCCGCGTATCACTATCCTGAAGAGGAACGCGGCAAGGCCGTCAAAGATATGCGTCCGTTCAAATTGATGGACGATAGCATTGATACGTTGCGAGCAATCGCAGTGTTGTGGGGGCCGGGTGTCGAAGAGAAAACAACGCAAGAAATTGTGGATGATCATATGCCTGAGCAACTGCGCTCAGACACTTTGCAAGAGCAAATGCAGCAAGGCGTGCTGACAAATGAACGTCAATTAGCCACGCATCTGCAACGTGCTTTAGTGAAAAAGCGCCTCGGCGTCCGAGTGGATGAAGACGGCAATGAACATTTACCGGGCAAAGGCGTAATTGTGCTGCCCGATTTTTATGAGGATTAAGAGCAATGAATACTGATGATTTACGTCGCGTAGCGGCTGCTGCGTGGAAAGAAACTAAAAAGCCTGAACAGCCTGAATTTGATGCCGTCAATGGCGATTATCAAACTCGTTTGATTGGTCAAGTCGAGTCAGTGTTGCGCAATGGCGCATCTGATGACGCGTTTGAACAGGCGGCGAAAGCTGCAATCGAAGCGCTGCAAGCTGCGCAAAATCCGCCGGTTGATGAGCCGGTTGTGCCGGTGGTTGGCGAAGAGCCAACTGGTGGCAATTCTGACGGGATTTAGGCCGGTTCAGACGCGCGCCTAGTTTCACGCGGAACGAATTAACACTTAACGAAGGGGAAAATTCTTATGCCTGACCATTCACAAGACTTGTCGCACTTAGGCTATATCAGTGCCACGTTGAACGCTGGCGTGCGTCTCGGTTTTATCACTGACACGAACACTGCGGCATCAAACACGGTAGATGCGCACATTGCGGCGGTGCGTGCGGAGGCGGCGACTAAGCATGCGCAAGATGCGGCGTTTGCTGAAGATGTTGTTGCTGCTCTGGATTGGCTGCGACGTTCCGGCAAAAACTCGGATGTGATTCAAGCGCCGTTGAC